GCCCTGGTCGTCGCCCTGGTCGTCGCCCTGGTCGTCGCCCTGGTCGTCGCCCTGGGCCTGGGCTTGAAAGTTTACGATCGCCTGGGCGATCTGGGCCTTTTTCGCTTTCTCCGGGATCAGGACGCCCAGTTCCTTCGCGATCTGGACCAGGGCTGGCTTATCGTGTCCGTCGATCAGTTTCTGGACGGGATCGACCGGGGGCTGTTCGCCCTGGTTCGGATCGCCGTCCCCTACCTGGGACGGGGTGACAGGTTCGCCTGGAAGTTCAGGGGTCGCCCCCGCCCGAAAATTCGGGTTAAACTTCCGGTGACCCAGATACTGGGGGTTCTGGATAACGACGAACGACCTGGCCGTCGTGTTCCCCGCCATGGCTTCCGCCTGGGCGACCGCGTCCGCCCCCAGGTAAACGATTTCGCTGGGCGAATCCTGGCGATTATCTGCCAGGCCGATTACAAGTTTAAGTCCCATGGTTTTTCGGGGGTGTAAGGGTTCGATCAGGTCCGCCAGGGGCTGGATTACTGGGTAATAAGCCGGTGTCCAGCGTAGTCGGTAAGCGACCCAGCCGCGTTCGTGGAAAGCTGTTTTCCGACAGCGGAACCCCAGACCATGGTAACGTGAAGGAACAGGTTAAGGGTCCCCTGTTTCTGGCTGGTAATCCCCATCATGGTAAGCCCCGTGTCCGGGTCGGTAACGACTTCGATCCCGACGACCTGGGGAATACCCAGCTTGTTCGCCAGGTCGGTCGTATCGTCCGGGATACCGGCCAGGACCGCAAGGGCGCGGGGTTCGAAGAACAGGCCGCTAAGGTATTCGCGACGCTGGAAGGAAACAGCGGTCCCGTCGTCGGTGATATTGACGACAGCCCCGCCGCTGGTCGCGGAAACCTTAAAGGTATTCGTCGCCGCGTCGCGGACGTAATAGTCGGTCGCCGCGGTCAGGCCAGCGGGAAGGGCCGTTCCGGTAAACTGGACGCGGTCGCCGTCTTCCAGGCCATGGGCCGCAAGGGTGAACAAGTCGGACCCGTTCGTTACCGTCGTAAGGGCAGTTACGGCCCCATGGTTCGTCGGCATCTCAGGCCATTCCGCGACTTCCTCGAAACCGGCGATATTGCGGAAAATGCGGTAAGCGTCCGCCCCGCCCATTTCGCCGCGGTAGTCCGCGGACAAAATTCTGTTGTCCAGGTGCATTGCCGCGGCGACGTCGGTATTTACCAGACCGGCGCGTCCGAACGGACTGGCCCCCGCCAGGTTCATTTTCCCGCGGATCGCGTCGACGACGTCGTAATCGCTGTTCGCGGCCAGGGCGATCGTATTCTGGGACAGGGTCCGGGAATTCGCCTTACCGACGACGTCCAGGACGACCGACTTAGCCAGGGCGTAACCGGTATTCGCGATAACCTTGTCGTATTCGTTTTTCTGGTCCGCGATCTGGTCCAGGTGACGCCAGGAAAGGGAAACCTTCCGGTGTTTGTCGACGACGATAGGGACAGCGGTAAGCAAGCTTCGCGCGTCCGTCGCGTTCGCTTCGTAACCCCCGTTATTTTCGTCGTAATCGGAAACAGCGGGAACCCCGGCGATATGAGCCGTATAGGTCTGGCCCAGTTTCAGCGAATCGACGCGGAAATCGCGACCCATACGGTTAAGTCCGGGAACGCGGATTTTGAACGCCTGGATAACGTCCATGAGAAGTTCGGGAACAGTTAGCATAATTTCGAAGGGGTGCGGATTCTGGGGCGGATTGCGGTTTTGTTGTTCTTACAGTGGATTCTGGGCTGTCAATTCAGCGAAGCGGTTTCGCGAAGCTTTTTCGCGGCCAGGGCCAGGCGACCCTTTTCCCGCGGATCGTTCGAAGCGGCGATCTGGGACCGGATCGCTTCCAGGTTTTCTTCGTGCGACAGGCCCTGGGAAGAATTGCTGGCCAGTTCTTTTTCGGGCTGTCCGACGCTGGCCAGTTCGTCGCGGACATGGCTTTCGACTTCCTTGTCCCGGACGGACTTGTCCTTCGACGCCAGGGCCTGGTTAGCGGCTTCCAGGGTCGCGATCCGTTCCTTGGAAGCGGCCAGGGTCGCGTTTACCTGGGAAAGTTCGGCCTTAAGGCGACCGTTTTCCGCGGTAAGGACGCGATTCGCGGCCATGGTATCCGCTGGCTTACCGGCGATCGCGGCCCCCAGCTTTTCGCGGGTCGTCGGGGGCTGGGTTCCGCCAGCCTGTTCGCCGGTCGGGGGCGTCTGGGTCCCGCCAGCCTGTTCGCCGGTCGCCGGGGGCGGGGTTCCGCCAGCTTTTTCGCCGGTCGGGGGCGTCTGGGCCATGGCTTTCGACGCTTCCGCAATGACCGCGGAAAATTCGCCGGAATTCTGGGCGATCCCGGTAAGGAAATGCATTTCCGCCGTTTCGCTGTCGGACAGGGCCGTCGAAGCGGCGACGGTGACCAAAAGGGCGACAAGTCGGGTTTTTTGTTCGCTGGTAAGTTTCATTTTATCGGGATCAGTGGTTACAGGGTTCGAATCGCTGGGTTTTATGGGCTGTCAATTCAGCCAGGCCAATAAATGAGAAAGGGACGGGAACGTCCCGTCCGATAATCCCAGGGCCTGGGCTTCGTCGGGGCCATACCAGCCCCCGTCGAAAACGCTTTCCGCGACGCCTGGACGACGTTCGCGGACGAAATCAAAGAACGGCCCAGCCAGTTCGTCGACGCGGCCCTGGAAGAAAATCCGCTGGGCGTCCGACAAGGGTAACCCGTCGACCCCGGCCCCTTTCAGCGGACCAGACGCGAACAGTTCGACCCGCTTCCCGGCCAGTTCGTATTCGCGGGACCGATCCAAAAGGACCGAATAAACCCCGATATTCCCGATAACAGCGGAAGGGGGGCTGTAAATTTCATCGAAGCCAGCGGCCAGGTAATACATAGCGGACGCGGCCTTGTTATCGACCCAGGCGACCAGGCGTTTTTCCTGGGCCAGTTCGCGAGCAAGTAACGCCATGTCGCGGGGGCCGATTGCGTGACCCCCAGGGCTGTTCGCGATCATTACGACCGTATGGACGTCGCCGCGGCCCTGTAGGGCCAGGAATTGCGATTCCAGGACGGCCAGGTCGTAACCTCCGCCGCACATCATTTCCATAAGGCCCAGGTGTTTCCCCATAATCCCCTGGACGCGAAGGACGGCCAGGCCGTTTCGGATCGCGACCCCTTCGACTTCCTGGCTGTCCTGGAACCCCCCGCCCAGGGCCAGGGCTTCGCGACCGGCCAGGGGGCGCTCGGTCCGTTCGAACCCCATGGCCGGTCCGCGGGAAAGGGCGGAATCCAGGGCCTGGGACATGGCGTTATGAACTTCCGGCGAAACCAGCCAGGGTTCCGCGTAAAGGGCGTTAATTATTCTATGGTAAGACATGGGTTTTATTTTTTCTGTTCGCCGTTTTCGTCGTCGTCCTGGTCGTCGTCGCGTTCCTGGTTCCGCTGTTCGATCGCGGTAAGGCGATCGTCGACGCCCTGTTCCTGGCCGGACTTTCCAGCCAGCCGGGGGATAACCTCGCCCAGGGACAGTTCGACCCCGAATTTTTCCGCCTGGACCGCGATTTCCCGCTTAAGCCAGGCCGTTTCGATAACCTTTTCGCGAAGCTTCCGGCGACCGTAGAATCCAGCCAGGGCGTATTCGTCGCCCCAGGTCGTAAGTCCCGCGTCCAGCCTGGTAATCGCCAGCTGGCCGTCCTTCCCGCGGTCGATCGTCATGTCCGGCTGTCCGATCCATTGGACCAGACGCCACCAGGGGACGCCTGGGTAATTCGGAATCCGGCCTTTCGCCATTTCCTTCGCCAGCCATACCGCGTAATACCGCTGGTTCGCCAGGGCCTGGGGCCGCTGTTCGATCAGGACCCAGCGGCGAACGTCTTCCATATTGAAGCGGACCGCGGGGCCGGTAAGTCCAGCGACGTAATACAGGGCGGAAGGGGGAAGGTCGACGCCCAGGATACAGTCTTCCAACAGGGCGCGGTCGAATTCCATATTGTTCTGGGTCGGTCGGTCGTCCGCGATCAGGCGGATTTTTTCGCCGGGGTCCAGACGGGGGACGACGCCCTGGCCTGTCATCAGTTCCCATTTTACTTCCTGTTTCGTCCCGTCGCCCAGGTCGATCTGTTGGGTAATCAGGGGTCCGCCCAGGCCCCCAGTCCCTGACGTAACGACGGCCCTGTCCTTTTCGATTACCGTCCCCAGCTGGGCCGCGTTTTTCGCCGCGTGTTTCCTCAGGCCGCGAAGTTCGACGACGTCGATCATATTGGAAACAGCATGGGCCAGGACCGAAATCCCTTCGATCGCCCCGAACGAATCCCAGTTCGAATAATAAATCCCGTTCGCCGCGGGGACATAGGAGTATTTCGACCCGTCCCTGGCGTCCTGTAGTCCGAACCCGATAGGCCGGTCGAAGTCGTCCGCATGGATACCCCCTTCCCAGATTTCCCCCTTAATTTCCCGTTTCGGGTCCTTTTTCAGCTGGCCAGCTTCGTAAAATACCATCCTGGCCCCGCCGCTGGGCGTGTCGGTAATGGCCCCGAATACGCGACCTTCCTTAAACCGGTGTCGGTTAATAACCGGCTGGGCCGTAAAGAAATCGAACCTGGCCTTACGGTCGTAAAAGAACGGGGACCCCGCCGTCGCGACGAAATGATCGAAAACCAGTTCGTTCCAGTCGTCGTCGGGGGTAATAGGCTGGGGCGTCTGGATTCCCAAAAGCTTCGCCAGGCCGCGAACGATTCGCCTGGCCATTCCGAAATTTGCGTAAAGCCATTTTACGCGGCGACGGATTTCCGCGTCCGCCATTCCCGACAGTTCCCGGCGACCGGACGAATACCCCGGCCAGTAAACGAACCCCCTGGCTGGGGAATTGTTCGCGGACTCATAGCCGGAAATCAGCATAAACGGCCCCTGTTTCGTCTGGCGTTCCTGGATTTCTTCGCGGATTCCCAGGTCGCGGACCGCGGATTCCGCTAAACTTGAACCGGGTTCAAGTTTACGACGTTCGATTAAAGCCTGGACGGGACGGGTTCGGTTCATGGTAATACGCGACGCCTGGACCAGTCGGTCCCGCGTCCTAGGGTGTCAGGGTCGACCAGGTTATCGCCTTCCAGCTGGGCGATCGCGGCCTTACAGGTTTCGATAAACCCCCGGATTTCCGCCTGGGTCGACAGGGCGATCCCCGCGGACGCCTGGCCGTCTTCCGACATGCTGGAAATATGGATAACGGTAGCGGAACGCGATATAAGGGCGTCCAGGGCCTGTTTCCAAAAGCCGCGGATTTCCGTCGCGTCGTAAAATTCGACTAGACTGTCGATAAGGGCCTGGTCTGCCATGGCTTCGGGTTACTGTCAATTTTTCCGGGCTTTCAGGCTGGCGATTAGGGGCTGTAAGACGTAACCGGCGATAATGACCAGCTTAAGTCCGTCCCCATAATCGTTCGGGTCGGTCGGGTCGATCCAGGCCCAGCGTTTCTTCGTGTCGTCCCATTCGCGACGTTCCTGGGTAAGTTCCCGGATCAGGTCGTCGAAGGAAACCAGGCCGTCGCCGGTCGTCGTCGTCGGGAAGAATATCCGGGGGATACCTGGGTCCGGTTTTCCCTGTTTCCTGGCTTCCGCAATCTCCCGAAAACGCCCGAATCGCTGTTCGTAAAGCTCAGTCTTAAACGCGTCGTCGTTGAACCTGTAGATTTCCAGGGGCCAGCCCCTATGAACCTTCGGGGTTTTGTCGATAATGTCCCGCCAGTTCTTTACCGACAGTCCGCCCCGGCCATAGCTCGAATAAAAGCGATAGTCCAGCCCCCCGCCTGGAAGCTGTCCCAGGAAGGTTTCGACGATAAAGTCCCGCGTCCTGGTCTGGTTACCGGCTTCGCCCCCTTCGTCGATCAGGCCCTTGTAAACGACGGGGTTCCGCCTGGCGGATTCGGGCTTGTCGTCTGGCCATGTCAGGACGCGGACCGGTTCGTCCGCGACCGGTAACAGGCCGGAAAAGGAAAGCGTTTCCCCCCAGTCGATAACGTAAATATCCTGGTCGATTATCCCGGCCTTGATCCATTTCTTAAGGTCCTTTTGTACGTCGACCCCCATAAGGACCAGGTCGGGTTCCCTGGGGATTTCGCCGCGGCGATAACCGGAAACCATTCGCCGCAAGTCGGACCCCTGGACCTGGACCCGTTCCTTTTTGAAGGGAAGCCCCAGGCGTCCGCGAATGAATCGCATAAGCTTAGAAACATTCCCCTGGGCGTCGATCCATTCGACGGCCAGGCGTCCCCAGGTATCCTTCGCGTGTAAGCTGTAAAGGTCCGATATATGGGCGGACATTTTCCTGGGTCTGGGCTTTTGGTCGTCCTGGCCCTTGTTCGTAATGTCCCAGCGACGGTTCGCCAGTAACCAGGGCTTGTCCCGTTCCAGGATTTCGGCCTGGCAATGGATACACTCGTAATAAGTCAGGGCTTCGACCTTCGCGTAATCCCAGGCGTCGCGTTCGTCGCGACAGTGGCGAAACTTTACCTGTTCCCAGACCAGTTCCTGGAACCCTTCCAGGGAA